ACCTTGTTGTTAAAAAGCTGAGTCCGCAGTTCATCTAAAAGCTCGCTCTGTCCCCGTTCAAGCATAACTATGTACAGGAGAGGAAGTGGCAGCAGTACTATAGGGGGCAGCTCACGATCATATAAAGTCAGGAACACTCCCTTTTCAATAAAGAAGTTCTTGATGGCCTTGGCATCCTTTAAGTCAGACATTCTTGCCCATTTTATCACTCGGATCCTCTCCTTTCGTGTAGTGGAATTTTTCCTTTGCCTTTTGAACATCTTGATCTGTAAGCGGACGTGACGCCTTAAAGCGCTTGTTGTATTCTGCAAGAGAAACGGCAATACAGATGAAACGCTCCGGCGCATTGATCCGTATCATGATAGGGACATTGAAATGGTCACATAGCAGCGCCACATAATACCTAAGAGCCAATTTGCTGCCTGTTAGGACAGTGGGGGTAGTGTAGGCGTGTGGGGGCCTAAACCGCGCCCAATCGTCTTCTGTTAGGAAGGGCTCAGCATCCTTAAGCCCCAGTATTACGAATGCCGGGGCTCGATCACTTACGCACAGCAAGTGATCATGTGTCTTCTCACAAGCCTTCCTAACGAGTGTGTGGTCCTCAAAGACCGACATAGGATATGCTTTTACCATACTCTTTCCTCCTTTGGGGATGACAAATTAAGACACCGGCAACATCTGTGCCGGTGTCTTTGAAATTATAGATTATTAAGTTCGTTTTCCAATTGCTTGATGTAGTCCATCAGTTCCTGGAAGCTGGGAGAAGCTCCGAACATCATGCCTTGCATTACTTCGTAGTCTTTTCGCAGAGCATCGAACCGTTCAATGGGTGGGCAAAGTCGCAGTGAACCGGGCTTGGCCGCTTCATACTGTGCCCAACTGCGAGGATAGAACTTCATTTTGAATTCAACAACCTTTTGAAGAAGTGAAAGATCGTCAAAGGCTGTCTGCTTGTTGACGGAGTGGGCAATACAGAACAGGTCGTAGTAGTGCCTGGAGTAACGCATTGGCATTGCCAATTGCGCTGGGCGGTTAGCCTCATGATGCAGAATCGTGACCTTCTCCCAGAAAGTTCGCTCTGCTGCAGCTGTCAGAATTGTGGTTTCTGCCTGCTCAAATGCCTTGGGATAATGCTCTGCAGCATATGGACGGACAGATTTCTCCACGGCTGGCGTCCATGCGGCGAGCGCTCCGATCTCTAGGCGGAGTATCTGTAGAATGGAATCCGTCTGGTAGATGCAGGGATAGCGGAAACAAATAGTCTGCGGGTCATCAGACTCAATGAAGAATTTCGGTGCTGTGCCTAGGATTTCTGCCCAATCCGTGCGCAGTGTGGGAAGAAGTATTTCGGCAAGCCAACTTTCTGCCCGGGCATTTGCTTCCTTGTTGAAATGGTCCTGCTTGGTGTTGCTCCGGGCTTCCCAGGGCTCGTTAATACCGTAACCGAGCACTCTCCAATCGAGAATAAGGTCGATATCTTCAGAAAACCGTTTGATCAATCCGTAGCACTTTGAAAGGCTGGTGCCACCTTTGAAGGTGAACGCGTCCTTCCACTGACACCTATGGAAAAGGTAGTCCAGCATGATGCATACCCAAAAATCCTTCTCCACGATCGCTTCATTAAGCCCAGTTTTTTGGGCTGTATTTCGAAACAGGATGCGCTTATCCTGCTCTGAAAGCTTTGCGATGGAATACATGGTTAGTCCTCCTTGCAGATTTTCTTTATAAATCCGTAGATCCAAGAGGTTGTCTGCTTTGCTTCTGCAAACAGAGCAGCTTTCTGTTCAGCTGTGAGCATCCGCTGTAATCTTTGAATGGTAATATCATCAATACGGTCTTTTCCCAATTCTCTCAAGGCTTGGATTACCAAGGCGGTCATGGGAGACATACCAGAAATCTCTTTGTTGTTTCTGTGCTTGAATTCGATTTCAATTTTGCCAACTGTGAAACTGTTATAAGGACCATCGCTGATATAGGACCACTTCGCCGGTACCTGTGTTGATAATCCCAAACGATTTAGTGCGGTGGGACCGAAGGGGGCAATTGTCCAATTGTATTTACGGGCAAGTGCTTCCGCAACATGGTGTGGCGATGGGGCCTCATATTCGCCAAGAAGCTTGCTATACGCTGGTTGGTAGTACAAGCCTCTGATGATCCGTGTGATCTCTCCGGCTTGTTCAAGTCGAGAGAGGCACTGACGTACTGTGTTGATATCAGCAATGTCTACGAAATCAGACGCAACGAAAACAGCCTCATGGGGCGCATTATTGATGATGGTTGCAATTCTCTGGTACTGCGATTCCATTTCAGCACCTCCTTTGTAATGAAAATTATACAGTTTTCATTACAAAATTGCAAGAGGAAAAATGGGATATTTTGCGGATGCTCAATATTTTACTTGGATTTACGGTTTTTCTTACGCCCGGAAGATTTGGTGTGACCCTTTCCAACGGCACTACGTGTGCACTTTGCTTCGCTTAGATACATCACGGTAATAAGCGCAACATTCTCTTCCAAGGTCAGATCAGTGTCATAGTTCTCCGTAACATATTCACGGATTTCCGCAAGCTTGCTTTTAGACATGTCTGTTTCACAAGCCGACTGTATGGCCTTTGCAACCTTCAGAGCATCAAATTCCTCTTCGCATACGTCGAGATCTTCCTCGAGGATAAACGACATTTGACAAGCGCAATCGTAGATAGACTTTCCGCATACGGGACATTGATCCACATCGCAATGAGAGTGATGATATCTGCCGGGAAGGGCACCACAATCCGGGCAGAACGGCAGTGCTTGTGGTGATTTCTCAGAGCCGAACGGGATACGCTTATAGAACTTACCGTCCAACTCTACTGTGTTACAAGAACAACCGTGCAGGTTGTCTCCGGTTCCCCCGCAGAAAGAGCAAATGATACGTTTTGTGGGACCATCTTCACCCACACTCTCGTTAATTCTTCCTGTAAGCCGAGGGAACGGATCTTGCATACGCCGCCATACTTCCACTCTGTTTTGACTGCCAACATCAACGGGTTCAAGTTCAATCCCCATGGATTGTAAGTCGATCATCATGGTGCGGGTAATATCCAAAGATTTGCCCATACGGCTCAGCGTTGTAGGAATTAACCGGACCGCTTCATTGGTGATACCGAGGTGGCCCCGGATGTACTCTTCCAAGCGGTCAAGCTGATCTCCATCAAGGGTCTTACTGGTTTCAAAGTAATCGACCAATTCGTAGCCTTGCTTTTCGCAATACTGCTTGATGAGGGCTCGCTGATCCTCAATGGATGTAGCTTTACCTCGGGAATCTCTTACATAACCGACAACTTTTGGTTTACTCATTATATCCTCCTTTAGTGACAGGGTTTGCTTTTCTCCTGTAACTGCGCATACACGGCACAATTCATCATAACCAGTTCGTCTCTATTGTATTTTTGCAGGTAGATAGGCTCATCTGCTTGGTTACAGGCATCAATTGTTTGGCCCAATCCTTTTAATAGAGAGATCGGCATTCTGAGAGGGCGGTATGCAACATGAACGTGCCCTTTGGGCAGTTTCAGTGCTTCCTTGAATTGGCGATCGAATGCAGCAACATCCATGATCACCAGGACAGGGTTGCCCCATGTCTGTACAATGACAGGACATGAGGCTTCCCGGCACTTCTGCAGAACATACTTAGTGTCTTTCAGCAACGAGCTGATGAGAGTTGCTTCCATTCAAACCGGTCCTTTCTGTGTGAAGTGATTTATCCTGCGGCTTCCTGCGCGGGAGCCAAATTTTGATTGAGAAGTTCAGAGACTTCGTCTGAGAAGTTCCAAATGATCTTGATTCTTCCGTCCGGATAGATGCATATCCGTTCAACCAGTTCCTTTAGGATATCCGGATCAAGCATCTCGATTTCCTGGTAGTCGATCAGCGGCTTACTGCTGGCAATGTGATGTGCATCCATCTTAAGCTGCTCTGTGAGGTTGGCCAGTTTCGCTTCCGCAAAATTGAGCTGTGCGGTAACTGACTGCTCTCTTGTTGCGTAAGATGCCTTGATGGCCAAGAATTCCTCCTTTGAGATCGTTTTGGCAACATACTTTTCGTATGCTTCCATTTTCTCTGCGTAAATCTTGTCCATCTCTTTACGAAGAGATTGGCATTCTGATTGCACAACCTCTTCTGTAGTCTTGGTAAAGCGGCTGTTGATGCGTAGGCGTTTTACCTTAGCGTCCAGCAACTTGCTTTGGGTCTGGATTGCCCTAAGCACGATACCGGCAAGCTTTTCATCATTAAAGCGCACATCCTTGCAAGCGGCTTCAGGATCGTACCTGTGGGTTGTACAGCGCCACTCTTTATTCTGCACCTTGCCACGAATTAAACGGTTGCCACAACAGCCGCAAACCAGTAGAGAGGTAAACAGATACGGCTGTCTGTTGGGATCCGCTGTTCTTGGCGCATACCGTTTCTGCGCATTTCTCGCTTGGAAGAACAGTTCTCTGGACACGATGGCCTCGTGGGTGTTCGGAATAACGATCTGTTGGTCTTCCGGGATCGCCTTTGTGCGATCACTTCCAACCCGGACAACGTGCGATTTAAACGGAATGGTGTCTCCTGTATATATCCGGTTCAGCAGAATGTTTCTGACAGACTCGTAAGTCCAAACGGATCTGGTCTTGTACTTGCCTCGAATGGCTGCAAGATACACAGAGGGAGTCAGAACACCTTCCGAATTCAACCGTTTGGCCATATCTGAGCAGGATTCGCCTGTGCTTGCCCAAAGGAATATCTTTTTTACAATGATAGCAGCTGGCTCATCAATTACGATGGTGTTTCTTGTCGGTCCCTTCTTATAGCCATAGGGGGCGGTACCATACACAAACTCACCATTCAGCTTCTTGATATCCACTGCGCTCTTGATCTTCTTGGAGATGTCCCTGCTATACATCTGGTTGATCAGATTACGGATAGCAAGTTCCAGGCCGCCAGTGGACTCGCCAACTGCATCGCTATCAAACTGGTCATTGATAGAAATGAACCGAACGCCGTATGTGGGAAAGACAAATTCGAGGTAGTGGCCCGCTTCCAGGTAATTTCTTGAGAAACGGGACAGATCTCTGACCACGATGGAGCGCACGCGGCCCTGTTCCACTAATTTGATAAGGCGGGACATGCCCGGTCTATGCAGCGAAGTACCGGAGTAACCATCGTCCACAATCTCTTCAAAAGAATCCGGATCCATATGGTGATCCCGGAGATAACGGTGAATGCATGTCCTCTGCGAACTGATACTGCAGCTTTCTTCCTCGGTTCCGCTTGCAACATCTCCATCCTCTTTTGACAAGCGAAGGTAGAGAACGTCGATCAAATCATACAGCATGACGGATTCCCTCCATCCGCTGCTTCAAGCTCTCAAGATGACTGTAAGGATTGGAATACCGAAGGATCACCCGGATATTGCTGCCATCCATGATTTCAACACGGTCGATCAGCAGTTCAATGAGTTCTCGTGTAATCTCCGGAAGCTCACAATACTGATAAAGAGCGTTGACCCACTGTTTGGAAGCGGCAATTGTGGCCGGCACAGCGTTCATGTCTTCCATTGCGTGCTGCTCTTCTTCCAGTGCGTCATTCATCCTGTCTTCATAGCGCTTTTTGGTGTATTCATAGGTGCCACGATCGATAATGCGGTTCGTCAAATCAATCAGGAGTTGGTCCAGTTGCTCCTGGATTTTCTTCCGATTGTTCACCGCTACACGGTATCGCTCCTTGGCTTGACGGACGAACTGGTTTGTTCCTGGCCTGTTCTTCAACGCGGTCAGCATCGCATCCACATCAACTGCAACCATAACCTGCTGGTTCAGAAGGTGTCGGACACTCTCCATAATGACTTCCTGGCGGACATAGTGGCAACTGCACCGGGTTTTATTGGAGTAGTGATAGGTGTTGCAGTCATAAAACAACCAAGCAGGAAGACTGGCTCCGGGACGACCTGTAGCCTTTCTGGCAGACATATTGCTGCCGCAGTGGCCACAAACAATCTTATCCCGAAAAAGGTCTCTGTAATCCAGGGCAGGGGCATCATTCTGTTTGAAACTCTTACGACGCTCCTGTGCTTCCTCCGAAACTGCCTGTGCTTTGTCATACAGCTCTTGCGTGATGATTGCAGGGTGTGCATTCTCGATGATGATCCATTCGTCAGAACTGCGTCTGGTTTTCTCATCCCCGTACTTGTCACCTTTAATGCGGCCGTGGACCCGATGCCCCAAATAGACCTGATCGCTGAGGATTTTACGGATAGTACCCCGAATCCAGCACGCATTCTCGAAGCGCTTGTCTTTGGAGATACCACGGTCATAACGGAGCTTACCGGGGCAGATGACACCCTCCTTATTCAGGATCGAGCTGATTCTGTTTAGGTTCATTCCTTCTGCCCGCATCTCAAAGATTCTGCGAACAATAGGTGCAGCTACCGGGTCAACATCGTAAGTTTCCTGCTCCTGGTTGCGGGTATAACCGAAAGGAATGCTTCCGGCCGGAGGAATAAAGGTACCCTTTTCAATCTTGGCGTTGATACCGGACCGGATCTTCTTTGCGATATCCTTAACATAGAAGTCGTTAAGAACCATCTTCAGGGGCATCATCAAGGCAGCATTGTCCGCATTGGGATCCGCGCTGTCATAGTTGTCATTGATACAGATCAATCGAACACCCATTTCGGGGAGGATCCGTTCTACAAACTCGGAGGTTTGCAGGAAATGTCGTCCAAAACGCGAAATATCCTTTACGATGATACAGTTGATCCTACCGCTGCGGATATCCTGCATAAGCCGCTTGAAATCCGGTCGGTTGTAGTTCATTCCGGTATAGCCATTATCTGAGTAGGTATCTACCAGCTTGATCTCCGGGTGCTCGTCCAAGTAGTGAAGGCCAATTTTCCGCTGGTTACCCAGGGAGTTCATGGTCTCATCATCGCCGTCCTCCACAGAGATACGGTTATACAAACCTGCCATGGTGATGTTCAGATCTTCCAGAAGAGGTTCGGTAACGGAAGCATATCTGCTTTTTCTGGCCATTTAGCTCACCTCCTTCTGCTGACGCTGAAGGATACCGGAATAGAAGTCGATATCGTTCCGGTAGTTAAAGTCGATCTTCTACAATGACCCCATTATCGAGATACCGATAGGGGTTTAGCGGATCATACTTCCGGGAAGCAGTGGCTTCCGCCAGATAGCACTCCACCGGATCCTTATAGCTGACATACACACGAGCGGAGGCCACAAAGTGGTCCTTTTCTGCCACCACATCGCTGGCAATCTTGCCTTCGGGATACTTTAGCCGGAACCATGCAAGCTGTGCCATAACTGGAAGGCGTTTGCGCTTCTCTTGTGTGGTCAGATCCATATACTCAACAGCCAAAGGTGTCGGGTCGAATCCATCCACCTTATTGATGCTACTGAGCATTGATGTCACGGAATTGGGAATACTGTTCTGATTCATGTCCTTACCTCCCATCAAAACGGAATGTAAGTAAAGCGGTACTGGAGCCATGCAGGCAGAATGGTATTGACCATCTTGGTTACCGCCGCACGATATGCTTCAGGAGCAGCAGGCTTGAAGCTCTGGAACTGCTTACGGAAGGAATTAACCACCGTTTGCAGGTTCTCCAGTGCGGTTGCACGCTGCTTTCTGACCACATCATCTGCAGGAATACCGAACTGGCGTTCCTGGACCAGACAAGTAAAGAGGGCTTCCACGACCTGATAATGATAGCTCATGACTTTCATATCGTTGGTCACGGGAGCGGTCTTCACGAAATTCATACAGCTTTCCAGAACGGAAATACGGTACAGCAGCTCCTGATACCCCAAAAGCTGATCGACGGTCATGGAGC